TTTATTTTTCGAAAAAGGGTTTAAATAATAAATATATATATTATTAATAATGACCACTCCGACTCTATTAACTGCATTTAACGACCATTTTATGGAATTTGTGAATGATATTCACGAAGTCTTTCCCGATGATGTAGATATTTTATCTGCCAAGAATTCCTTTAGTATGGTAAGAAAGATGAACCCAAAATTACTAATTAAGAGTTGGGATTCCCTTGTGGTAGGTAAATATCAGAGTGCGATTGAGGCAGGCGATTTGTCATTTTTTATGAACAAAGATTATACCAACGATCTTAAGGATGTTCCAAATAATCCGAATGCCGAACGCATAGTAAGCGCGATTGATCGTCTTCGAACGCCGATAAAGTCAATGTCGTTGGATAATCAAGCTAAAATCATAAAATATATTCAAAATTTAACCAAGATTTCGAACTTGTATAATATGACTCAATAAACAACTAAATCTATTTTTGTTTTGTTTTATCAAAACTAGATTAATAATTTCAGGTTAGTTTAATATAAATAAATCCCATCCTATATAAGTATAAATGAGTAGCGAAGTCCAATCCATCCCAGAAGAGTTTTCCAAGATTATTAAGGATTTTGTTGCTGATATGAAAACAACTTTTTCCGAATATAGTCCATTTATTGAAAAATGGTGGAAGGGGGCAGATAAATTTGCGCATATACAAGATGAATCGGAGCGTGAGATCGCATTTAAAAAGAGCCAAGAATCAAGTATTCAGTTTCTTTTCAAATTTTGTTTGAAGAAATATCCGCCACGTTTTTTTGACATTTTAAATCAAACGGATTCGATTTTTGCAGAAGATTCGGAGGTGGATACGGAGTTTTTACCCTTTATTCATTTCAAAAATTTGTGGCAAGACGATATAAGTGCTGCCACGCGCGAAACAATTTGGAAATACTTGCAATTGATTTTATTTTCTGTTGTAGGCTCCCTAAAGAATCGTGATGCATTTGGAGACACTGCAAAGATGTTTGATTCTATCAATGAAGACGATTTTAAAAGCAAGTTGGAGGAATCGTTAGAACAAATTAAGGGTATTTTTGAGAATAAGCCCGACTCAAATGGAAATGAAATTCCGCAACCAAATGCAGACCAATTGCACGACCATTTATCTGGAATGTTTACCGGAAAATTGGGTAAATTGGCCAAGGAGATTGCAGAGGAGACAGCGGGTGAAATGAATTTTGATATGGATGGTGCAACAGATGTAAATGGTGTATTTCAAAATATGTTCAAGAATCCTGGAAAATTGATGGGTTTGGTGAAGAATGTTGGAAATAAATTGGAATCGCGTATGAAAGCGGGTGATATTAATGAGGCTGACTTGATGAAAGAGGCTAGTGAGATGCTTAATAAGATGAAAAATATGCCTGGTATGGGTAATATTCAATCCATGTTGAGTAAAATGGGAATGAATACGAATGGCGCCAAGGTGGATTTGAAGGGTATGGAGGCCCAGTTAAATCAAGCCATGAAAACGGAAAAAATGAAAGACAGACTTAGACAAAAGGCGGAGATGAATCGTCTTGCAAAAGAAATGGCATCATCCACGCAACCTACACCACTAGTTCCTCAACAGCCCGCAATGTCGGATGCAGAATTGGATTCCATGTTTAATTCCATGGAAAGCAAGGAGACAAAAACGAAATCTAGTAATAAAGGCAAAAGCAAAGGAAAGGGTAAAGGAAAGAAATAAGCATCTGCATGTGCCTGTGAATGTTTAGTACTATTTTGTATATGATTACAACATAGTATTTAGGAGAACTCATAATTATGTATTGAAAATATAGAATGAATCATGAAAAAAAATAAGCTTATTATATATATAACTATGTCAACCCCATTTTGGACAAACGACCCAACGATATTATTAAATCAAGATAATATTACTGAGGTTTGGCCATTAACATCAATGGATTATGAGCAAAAATTAAACGCCATATCTCGTCTAGTGATAGTATTGACTATATTTGGAGTCGCCCTAACAGGTTCTTTGAAGTTTTTAACAATTGGTATTTTTACTCTTGGTGCCATTTTTGTTGTGTGGAAACAAAAGATTGGAGTAAAGCCAAAGTCAGAGGGGTTTTCAAACCAACAAGTTACAATTGCATCACCTGGCGCGGCACCAAATACGACTATCAATCCAATTACATTGGAAGCCGTTTTGAAATCAGATTATCAGTTGGGAAATAAGAGAAATCCTTTTGCAAACGTTCTGTTAACAGAGATCATGGACGACCCAGAACGAAAATCCGCACCTCCGTCTTTTAATCCGGATGTTTTAGAAGATATTACAAAGAATACCAAAAAGGCTGTTCAATTATTAAACCCGGGAATCAAAAATACAAATCACCAATTGTTTGGTAGTTTAACTGACCAGTTTTATTTAGATCAATCAAATCGGTCTTTTGTTTCCAATCCAAGCACCAAGATACCAAATGACCAGGGAGCATTTGCGCAATATTTATATGGTGATATGCCCTCTTGCCGTGATGGAGATGGTGTGGCATGTGTTCAAGATAATTATAGATATACTTTGTATTAAAGCCCTGGATAGCTTTAGGGTTGTTTTAATATTATTATATTATTCATAAAAACTTAAGCATTACTTCATAATAAAATAAAACACCGATTTCGTGTTTTATTTTATCAAATCCTGATGGACGTATAGATGACAACGGGTCAAATAATATGATTAGTTTTTTAAATCAAATCTCATATATTTACCGCACAATTGCAATTTAATTTCATTTTATTGTGAAAGCGGTCTATTTGGGGCAGCTTTGATTGAATAGTGTAAACAATTTTGCAGTCCTTACAAAATTATGCTGAATATTGGCGCACATACAAGAACATATGCGCTCTCTTTGGCATCTAATAGTAAGAATGTATATGCAGTTGAACCACAAAAGATAACATATTATGTCTTGTGTTGAGGTGACGGCTTGTTAAATCTGAAAATGTGACATGGCTTGGAATCACCTGAGCAGATTAGAACAAACACGCTAAAATAATAGCACAGATGGTTGTGGCTCTTTGATTCATGCAATATCCGACATATTAAGAGAGGAAACGATTCAAATCGATATCATTGACAACTTACACATAACGGATATAAGGTTTATTTGAATGTAACGAAACGAAAAAATACGGAATTATTTAGTATTATAGAAAATATGTGTTTAGCTTGCTAATAATATATTTATACCAGTGAAGATTTGAAACCGCATCCCTATGGGGTGCTATGGTTCAAATTGTAACTGGTAACTTAGTTGAAGTTTCATCCGCTGTGCGGATTGAAATCTTCAAAGGTGTAAATGCATATGTAATTATAAACATGTTACATATGCGCGAACATAAATAATACAATATAACTTTAGATAATAAAGATACATAAACAATATTTTTATATTATGTATTTATATAATGGACGTACGTGGGTATAGAGCTTACCAAGAGTCTATAAGAGGGTATCAGAATTACCCTCAACACACGATGCTGCCGCCATGTCCGCCGCTGCCACCGCCACCACCTGGTCCTCCTATAGGTCCCTCTGGTGCAACTGGATCTACCGGCTCGACAGGATCAACTGGATCTACCGGATGTACAGGCTCGACAGGTTCAACAGGCTCGACAGGTCCAACTGGATCGACAGGTTCAACTGGATCGACAGGTTCAACGGGATCTACAGGTCCAACTGGATCGACCGGTTCAACTGGATCGACAGGTTCAACGGGATCTACAGGTCCAACTGGATCGACCGGTTCAACGGGATCTACAGGTCCAACTGGATCTACAGGTCCAACTGGATCGACAGGTTCAACTGGCTCAACTGGTTCAACAGGATCTACAGGTCCAACTGGATCGACAGGTTCAACTGGCTCAACTGGCTCAACTGGTTCAACAGGATCTACAGGTCCAACTGGATCGACAGGTTCAACTGGCTCAACTGGCTCAACTGGTTCAACAGGATCTACAGGTCCAACTGGATCGACAGGTTCAACTGGCTCAACTGGTTCAACAGGATCTACAGGTCCAACTGGATCGACAGGTTCAACTGGCTCAACTGGTTCAACTGGATCTACAGGTCCAACCGGATCAACTGGCTCAACTGGATCTACAGGTCCAACTGGATCGACAGGTTCAACTGGTTCAACTGGTTCAACTGGTTCAACTGGCTCAACTGGTTCAACTGGCTCAACTGGATCGACCGGTTCAACTGGTTCAACTGGCTCAACTGGATCTACAGGCCCAACTGGATCGACCGGTTCAACTGGTTCAACTGGTTCAACTGGATCTACAGGCCCAACTGGATCGACCGGTTCAACTGGATCGACCGGTTCAACTGGTCCTACTGGTTCAACCGGTGTAACTGGCCCCACTGGTCAGCGAGGTCGCACTGGTCAACAAGGTCCATCTGGTGCAACTGGTCCTACTGGATCTACCGGATCTACCGGTTCGACTGGTTCAACTGGTGTAACTGGTCCTACTGGCCCCACTGGTCAGCAAGGTCCCTCTGGTGCAACTGGTCCAGTCGGTATGAACGGCAGTGCTGGTGGTTTAGTGTTATTTATGAATGTAGATGAAATCGTAGTGGTAAACGATGTTAATTTTTACAATATTGATATTGATTTATATGAAACATGTGCGCCTACTATTAAATCAGTTAAAATTACTAACGATATATGTGGCGCTGCCGCACCGAGCATTCCGCCTGGTGGAGATAATATTAGTGGACAAGAAGTTCAATTTGCATTAATACCAGGATTATTATCGTCAAATATTATCCCGCCTGGTATGTGGGATATGCATATATGGGTTAGAACTGCACAGGGAGGAAACATTTCATTGCAATGGACATTGTATTTTCAAGATGAAGATGGAACTTTTACTCCGAATCCATTCGCTGTATCTGAGGTAGTTACTATTACAAACTCATCTTTAACTACTGCAAGCGAAGTAATAATGCCTTTATATATTCCCAAGCCAGTTTGTTGGTGTTGCACTAATACACGAATTTTACTTGGTTTAAAAGCCTTTTCAAATATACCCAATGCATGTTTATCGCTTTATTTTGAAAGTTGTAGTGCTTCTTTTATCCGTACTACGTTGGTTCCAGCTGGTATGCCTGGTCCAACCGGTCCAACTGGTGAAGCAGGTCCTACAGGTCAAGCCGGTCCTACAGGTCAAGCAGGTCCTACAGGTCAACTTGGTGCTACCGGTTCAACTGGGTCGACTGGATCTACCGGTTCAGCCGGCTCGACAGGTTCAGCTGGAGATACTGGTTCAACTGGTCCTACAGGTTCAACTGGATCTACCGGTTCAATCGGATCGACTGGTTCAGCTGGAGCAACTGGATCTACCGGTCCTAAAGGTGATGCTTCCAATACTGGAGCAACTGGTCCAACTGGTGATATTGGATCTACAGGTTCAACTGGTCCTACAGGTTCGACTGGATCTACCGGTTCAATCGGTTCGACTGGTTCAGCTGGAGCAACTGGATCTACCGGTCCTAAAGGTGATGCTTCCAATACTGGAGCAACTGGTCCAACTGGTTCAGCTGGAGATACAGGTTCAACTGGTCCTACAGGTTCGACTGGATCTACCGGTTCAATCGGATCGACTGGTTCAGCTGGATCTACTGGTCCTACAGGTTCGACTGGTTCAATCGGATCGACTGGTTCAGCTGGATCTACTGGTTCAACTGGATCTACCGGCTCGGCTGGTTCAGCTGGAGATACTGGTTCAACTGGTCCTACAGGTTCGACTGGTGATATTGGAGCAACTGGATCTACTGGTCCTAAAGGTGATGCTGCCAATACTGGAGCAACTGGTCCAACTGGTGATATTGGAGCAACTGGATCTACCGGTCCTAAAGGTGATGCTTCCAATACTGGAGCAACTGGTCCAACTGGTGATACTGGTCCAACTGGTGATACTGGATCTACTGGTCCAACCGGATCTACCGGTCTAACTGGTGATACTGGATCTACTGGCTCGACAGGTTCAACTGGTGATACTGGTTCAACTGGTTCAACTGGTCCAACTGGTGATATTGGAGCAACTGGTCCAACTGGTGATACTGGTCCAACTGGTGATACTGGTCCAACTGGTCCAACCGGTCCAACTGGTGATACTGGTCCAACTGGTGATACTGGTCCAACTGGTCCAACCGGTCCAACTGGTGATATTGGAGCAACTGGATCTACTGGCTCGACAGGTTCAACTGGTGATACTGGTCCAACTGGAGCAACTGGTCCAACTGGTGATATTGGAGCAACTGGATCTACTGGCCCTAAAGGTGATGCTGCCAATACTGGAGCAACTGGTCCAACTGGTGATACTGGAGCAACTGGTCCAACTGGCGATACTGGTCCAACTGGAGATACTGGATCTACTGGCCCAACTGGAGATACTGGTGCAACTGGATCTACCGGTCCTAAAGGCGATGCTTCCAATACTGGAGCAACTGGTCCAACTGGTGATACTGGTGCAACTGGATCTACCGGTCCTAAAGGTGATGCTGCCAATACTGGAGCAACTGGTCCAACTGGTGATACTGGAGCAACTGGTCCAACTGGTGATACTGGTGCAACTGGTGATACTGGAGCAACTGGTCCAACTGGTGATACTGGTGCAACTGGATCTACCGGTCCTAAAGGTGATGCTGCCAATACTGGAGCAACTGGTCCAACTGGTGACACTGGTCCAACTGGATCTACCGGTCCTAAAGGCGATGCTGCCAATACTGGAGCAACTGGTCCAACTGGTGATACTGGTCCAACTGGTCCAACTGGTGATACTGGTGCAACTGGTCCAACTGGTGATACTGGTCCAACTGGTCCAACTGGCGATACTGGTGATACTGGTGATACTGGATCTACCGGATCTACCGGCCCAACTGGATCGACCGGATCGACAGGTTCAACTGGATCTACTGGATCTACCGGCTCGACAGGACCCACGGGTATTACTGGTCCAACTGGAGATACTGGTCCAACTGGATCTACCGGCCCAACTGGATCTACCGGCCCAACTGGATCTACCGGATCGACAGGATCTACCGGATCTACCGGCTCTACAGGATCTACCGGATCTACCGGCTCTACAGGATCTACCGGATCTACCGGCTCGACAGGATCTACCGGCTCGACAGGATCTACCGGCTCGACAGGATCTACCGGCCCAACTGGATCTACCGGATCGACCGGTTCAACAGGTGATACTGGACCAACCGGATCTACTGGTTCGACTGGTTCTACAGGATCAACCGGCTCAACTGGTTCTACTGGACCTACAGGTATTACTGGTCCAACTGGAGATACTGGTCCAACTGGATCTACCGGCCCAACTGGATCTACCGGCTCGACAGGATCTACCGGCTCGACAGGATCTACCGGTTCAACTGGATCTACTGGTTCGACTGGTGATACTGGCGCGACCGGTCCGGCTGGAATACAAGGATTAGATGGAAACTCTTCCGTTTGGAATTATACAAATCCATTTAGTGATGATCCAAGTTATACCAACTTTAAAACTGGTAATAGTAGCAATAATACTGATGCATCATATAATACATTAACTCAAATAAAAATAAATAATATTGATGCTTATGGCTCCGATTTACAAGTTTGGTTAGAAGGAATTACTAGTAATGCTATAATCAAAATCGTTAGAATTGGCGACCAGAGTGATTACGCATTTTATAGTGTTTTATCAAATGTACCAAATGGAACTGGTGCAACTGCTGGTGTATTAATTGGATTAGATTTTATTTCCAAGGGTCAGGCCGTTAGTTTATATGCAGGTCCTTATAGTATAGGTTATATATTGAATGGATCAACCGGTCCAACTGGTTATACCGGTCCTAAAGGTGATGCTGCCAATACTGGAGCAACTGGTCCTACTGGTGATACTGGTCCAACTGGTTATACCGGTCCTAAAGGTGATGCTGCCAATACTGGAGCAACTGGTCCAACCGGTGATATTGGTTCTACTGGTCCTACTGGTTATACCGGTCCTAAAGGTGATGCAGCCAATACTGGAGCAACTGGTCCTACTGGCTCTACTGGATCAACAGGAGAAACTGGTTCAATTGGAGATACTGGTGATACTGGGGATACTGGTGACACCGGAGCAACCGGTTCGACTGGTTCAACAGGTGATACTGGTCCAACTGGATCTACTGGTTCAACCGGTTCAACCGGCTCGACTGGAGCAACTGGTGATACTGGTCCAACTGGATCTACCGGCTCGACTGGTTCGACTGGATCTACTGGATCTACCGGCTCGACTGGTTCGACTGGATCTACCGGATCTACTGGCTCAACCGGATCTACTGGCTCAACCGGATCTACTGGCTCAACCGGATCTACTGGCTCAACCGGATCTACTGGTTCTACCGGCTCGACTGGTCCAACAGGTATTACTGGCCCAACTGGATCTACCGGCCCAACTGGCGCAACTGGCCCAACTGGCTCAACTGGCTCAACTGGCTCAACTGGCTCAACTGGCTCAACTGGCTCTACCGGATCTACTGGCTCTACCGGATCTACTGGCTCTACCGGTCCCACCGGATCTACTGGCTCAACTGGTTTGACTGGTTCAACTGGCTCTACCGGTCCCACTGGATCTACAGGCTCAACTGGAGAAACTGGTTCAACTGGCTCAACTGGAGAAACTGGTTCAACAGGTTCGACTGGCTCAACTGGAGAAACTGGTTCAACAGGTTCGACTGGCTCAACTGGAGAAACTGGTTCAACTGGCTCCACTGGATCTACAGGTCCGACGGGTTATGGTCCAACTGGAGATACTGGTGACACCGGCCCAACTGGTGCAACTGGTCCAACTGGCGCAACAGGTTCTACCGGTCCAACTGGAGACACTGGTGACACTGGTGACACTGGTGACACTGGTGACACTGGTCCTACCGGCCCAACTGGCTCTACCGGATCGACAGGTTCAACTGGATCTACCGGCCCAACTGGCTCTACCGGATCGACAGGTTCAACTGGATCTACTGGATCGACAGGTTCAACTGGATCGACCGGTTCAACTGGATCGACCGGCAGAACTGGCTCTACCGGATCTACAGGTTCAACTGGACCCACAGGTATTACTGGTCCAACTGGATCTACAGGTCCAACTGGCTCTACTGGATCTACTGGTCCAACTGGCTCTACTGGATCTACTGGTCTAACTGGCTCAACCGGATCTACTGGTTCAACTGGATCTACAGGTCCAACTGGCTCGACTGGTTCAACTGGATCTACCGGATCTACAGGCTCGACTGGAGCAACTGGTTCAACTGGATCTACCGGTCCAACTGGTTCTACCGGTCCAACTGGTTCTACTGGATCTACTGGTTCTACCGGTCCAACTGGTTCTACTGGTTCTACTGGTTCTACTGGTTCTACCGGTCCAACTGGAGACACTGGAGACACTGGAGACACTGGAGACACTGGAGACACTGGAGCAACTGGATCTACTGGTTCAACTGGTTCTACCGGTCCAACTGGATCTACTGGCAGAACTGGTTCTACCGGTCCAACTGGCTCTACCGGAAGAACTGGTTCTACCGGTCCAACTGGTTCTACTGGTTCAACTGGATCTACTGGTTCAACTGGTTCTACCGGAAGAACTGGTTCTACCGGTCCAACTGGTTCTACTGGACCAACTGGAGACACTGGAGACACTGGAGACACTGGAGACACTGGAGACACTGGATCTACTGGTTCTACCGGTCCAACTGGATCTACTGGCAGAACTGGTTCAACCGGTCCAACTGGATCTACTGGCAGAACTGGTTCTACCGGTCCAACTGGTTCTACTGGTTCTACTGGTTCTACCGGTCCAACTGGATCTACTGGCAGAACTGGTTCAACCGGTCCAACTGGATCTACTGGTTCAACTGGTTCAACCGGAAGAACTGGTTCTACCGGTCCAACTGGTTCTACTGGACCAACTGGAGACACTGGAGACACTGGAGACACTGGAGACACTGGAGACACTGGTTCTACCGGTCCAACTGGATCTACTGGCAGAACTGGTTCAACCGGTCCAACTGGATCTACTGGCAGAACTGGCTCTACTGGTTCAACCGGTTCAACTGGCTCTACTGGTTCAACCGGTTCAACTGGCTCTACTGGCAGAACTGGTTCTACCGGATCGACTGGCTCAACTGGCTCGACTGGCTCTACCGGACCCACCGGTATTACTGGACCTACCGGTCACACTGGTCCAACTGGAGCAACTGGAGCAACTGGATCTACCGGTCCTGCAGGTACAGGTACACCAGTAGGAGCCGCGTCCGGAAGTAGTAATTACGCTGTCGTAATGAGAAACCCATCAGGAACTATATATTATTCTAGCGAAAGTACGTCAGGACCGAATAAAACCTTCGTAATTGATCACCCGATAGATACAAATAAACATCTTGTTCATGCTTGTTTAGAGGGCCCTGAAGCAGGCGTGTATTACCGCGGAAAGAGTGAAATTACAGACGCAGACAAAGGATATGTCATTGTTAAACTACCTTCATATGCATCTGCTTTAGCCAATGATTTCACAATTCAAATTACACCTGTATTTGACGGAAAATGGGTGAAAACATTAAATGCTACTGAAGTTATTGATAATAGTTTCCAAGTACATGGACCCACTGGCAAATTCTACTGGTTGGTACACGGCTTGAGAAATGAGATAGTAATAGAACCCAATAAGAAGGATGTGAGCGTTAAGGGTTCCGGACCTTACTTGTGGATATAAAGGGTAAGAATAATAATTTGTCTTGTCTACGTTTAGTCTAATCTATTGAATAATAATTTATATAATAAAATAAATTATTATACACGAGTAATGTATTTTGGCGAATACTTTTTTTATACAAGTATATATATAATATAGAATGGCGAACGTGTCAAGTTATGTTTTTGATAATATGTCCCGCATCGGGAACGATGGGTGTAGCATGGATCAACGAAGCATTCAATCCTTAGAAAGCTGCAATTATAGTCTTCAAAATTACTTTGCAAATGATTGTTCTATGAAAAAGCCGATTGCTTTAGCAACAACCCAGCCTGGCATCAACTACAAAGGTGGATTCAACTCTGGTGCTGGAGGATGCAATATCGACCAAAACTCTCAACTATTAATTGGTTCCATCCAAACGCATCCAAAATGCCGTATTGACTTGTTTCAGCGCCCGTTTTCCACCGTGCCTTATTTAGGACGTGGTTCTGTAGATCCCAACGTTGAATCGGAAATTCAACAAGGCGAGATGATTACAAACAAGCGAAGTGTAACTGGTTTGTCTGAAAAAAGTTATATGCAATATAGCAACACCCCTTTGATGAACAACATCAAGGAGAGAATGACGAATCCTGTCTACAGCGTAGAAGGTGTCGCATCTCCAGGATGGATTCGTGGCGGTGTGCCATCACGCGAATTAATGAGGGATATTTGCTCCCCCGACGGCAAACAAATGTAAATCCGCCGAAAAGAATTTAAATTTAACAAGAGATTTATTATATGTATAATACGCTATTGAAGTGTACATATAATAATGCAAACGACGTGGACCAAGAAGATCAATACAGAATGGAGTTTTTGAATGCGTTTAATTTAGAAGAATTCGACGACAAGCAGATAAACAAGGAAGTCAGTGCCTTGTTTGAACGACTGAAGACCAGTCACGATTTGACTAAGTGTATTACAAAATCAGCGGCATTTTTTTTCAGCGAAGATTTGCACATTGGGTTGATGGGACTATTTGCATTTGATTTTTTTTATTTAGCGCACCCATGCATTTGCGAATTTTTAGAAACCGGAACTATCGCCGAGCAAAATATAAATGCACTATTATCCGCATTATAATAATCTTGTGCTATTATAAATGGCATCAACACGCAATAAGAATACCCCGAGCAACTATTGTTGGGAACAAAAACAATATGCAGAATCTAGACAATATACAACTTATAAACATTCCGCTTATGGCGAAGCATGCAGTACAAATTGGGCTGGCAATGGATTGAATCCAGGCCAATTGCCGTGGAATACCATGTCGTACAACGCACCCGATATTGAATCCTTTTTATTTGGCATTAATTCAACCAATTTAGTAAATCCGCAACCTTGTTTAACGCCTGAATTGAAAACATTACAATCTGTTAATGTGTTTGAGAAAGGGCCGATTTACATGCCCAAACCATTGGTTATTGAAAAGAATCAGCGCCCATTCCCAGTGCCTTAAGCTAGCGTCTTCTGAGAGTGCCTTTTTTTGTGCTGATTTTGCTTCTTTTTCTTTTATTCGTTCTTGTTTTCCTTTTTTTATAAGAACGTTTTTTTCCTTTTCTTAACCCACCAAATAATCTTTTATTTGTACGTGGAGGTGAATTTTCCTTATTGTCATCATCATCATCATCATCCATATCTCCCAATGCAAATTTAGGTATTCCACTACTAGATTCCATTGCAAATCTAGATGGCGCTCTAGGAGGACTATCATATGATGAGGCAAAAAGATTGCGAGGCTCTCTAGCAACATATGGTGATTCAGTTCTTTGTCTGTTCTTTGTTCGTGATACTTTTAAGTCGCGACTAACTTGGTCTATCTCCCCCCTGCGCAAGATATTCGCAATTTTGGTTGGGTCATTAGTTATACGACCTAGAGGTCTCATACCATCTACATTACAAATCATAAATTCTGGGTGAAACTCACCTGTATCAGTTTGCATAAAATTAGTAGCATAACCTTCATATCCTTGGTCACACAAGTATTGAGATAATGCGATGTCAGAATTCAGTTCAGAGTCTCGTGTTCCTGACATAGTATTATATCCATAATTTTTCATTAAAATTCGTTGTATATTTTCTGGTGCTTTATTGTATAACGTCGCCTTTGTAGCAGGGTGATCTAAAGCTAATAATTTGTATGGACGCGTAGTTTCAAACGCAAATATAATTCCATATTCATTTTCATATGATTCAATATAATCTGCGTCCATGTTGTAGACGCCAAAAAAAGAAAGCCTTCCAGGTCTTAAATCCAACATATCAGAACGCTTAGTCGCTTTAAACAAAGGACATCCTCGTCGAATGATATAATAGGCCATTCCATCCTCAATGATAGTTGAAATACTATCATTTGTAAATGGGTCTGTATTTATGGCGGCCATATACAATAAAAACATATTTTATTTTGTAAAATATATTTGTTATTCTGTTTCTTTTTCTTTTTGGTCGGTCTAATACTTAACCAACGCATCAATATAAGACTTGTCGTAAATCGCCAACTTGGATGTTCTATCCCACGTGCTATATGTAACAAGAACTCTATCGTCTTCCACTATCATACCAAGGGTATATTCAATCTTCTCACCTTCAAATTTAAACGGCGCAGAGTGTCTCAAAAAATTCATATCAGAATCGAACACGGCAAACATGTGGTAATAATTGCGCGGTGTTTCATACGAAACCAAATGAAGAATAAACCAAAATTCATTATTGTACTCGAAACCACACGTAGACCCGCGCACATGTTCAAATATTTTAGGCATTTTCTTTCTAGATTCGACCAAATCAATCATGTTCGTTTGTGTATTAATTTTACAAATATCAAGAGGACTCCATTTGTAGATTAAATGATTTTCACCTTTATAATTGACATATACCCAATTTTTTTCGCACCAACTTTCATTAAAAGAGCATTTTAATTCAGTAGACTCTAGTTGTTTTGCAGTAATATCGTAGTCTCCCATTAACATACCAATCTTGCCATTTAGGTGCTGGCTGGTACCCAAATAAATGATTTTGTCGTCGGCATTATTTTTAAAGATCCGAACATCTTCAATGCCCAAATAACGACGTTCTTCAACCTTCATATCGAATATTTTTTCATATGTAACTTCCAAGTTATTATTTAGTTCAACATATTTATTATTTGTCATAATGTGCTCTTCGCAGTTCATATATCCGCCATTTGTATTAATCCAATAGTTTACAGCCCGCAAATTCATAAAGTAGCCGCTTTTATCAGTCTTTTTCAATATACATGCAGAAGACGAATAAAATTTAGTAGGGATCTCTTTAATCGTCTGTGTGTCCACAAACGTATAGTCAATAACTTGTCGCGGTACTAGGACATCTTTATAAAATTTCATGTTGGAAAAAGTATTAGTTATAATGTTTGAATCGGATGAATTATTTAAAATAGTAACGACAGCGTCATTAACGTTTGTTATACCTAAATAACAGGCTATAATAGAATACTCATATTCAAACTTATATGTGTATACATCATTCGCCAAGAACAAATAATTATCCTTTTGGATATTTTGTTTAAGAACATCCTTTGCAACGTCATAAAATATTTTGGCGGTTTTACATTCTCCAATAACACGATAATGTTGAACGATTTTATGAATGTTTTCAAGGCGAAGTGGGTTCTGATTGTACGCTTTTAGCCAATAAACTATAGCATCAGACTTTTTGTCTTGAGTATCGTAAATATTACCAATATTATAATAACTATACCAAACTTCTTGCTCCCAGTCACCGAGGGCAATTCGTTTATGATAATACTCAATCGCCTTCTCAAACTGACCGCTATCCTTATAGCTATTTGCCAGATAAAAATGATAACGTACATTACTAGGTTCTTCTTTCAAACCTTCTAATAATAGTCTAATATCGCGTTCAAACTTGTCACTCTTGGAACCGCCGTCTCCGATATCACGAATAAACAATTCGTCTTTGCCAATATTTATATTATGATTGCCCGAAGGTGTAGAGATGTATTCATGAGTTACTCCAGTATATTTATACAACCCGTTATTTCGCACTATTCGCATGTTTTTATAATAAAAATTATCATTACCTTGTAATAAACAAAATGAATCTGCTTCTGCCAATTTACGCTTATCAAACTTGTTAATTTCAAATACCATATCTGCGTCTAGTAGGATTGCATAATCCGACATTCCACTACATGCCTGCAATGCATGCGACCGGTTATACGCAAAATTTTTGAATGGTTCTGACACCACCTTGCCAGGTATGTTTTTCTGCGAAAAAAATGTATTGATAATTTCAATTGTATCATCGGTGGACCCCGTGTCACAAATACAATAACAATCAATAATAGAAACCACCGACTCCATCAATCGGCGAATAATTTTACTTTCATTCTTTACTATCATATTTAAACAAAGTGTTGGGCATGGTGCATCAATTTCTTGAATTTCTAGGCGCATAGTATATCTAAATGGTAGATATTCTTAAATCAGTTTAAACTTATTTCATTTATATAAACCAATTATTACCCATTAGAACATAATTACTAAATATTGTAAAATTCTTTTCATAGTATATAATAATAATAACATGGCAAACACACGATTTAACTACGACCCTTGTAGAACTATTAAACATTTACAACAATCAACCGACCCTGGGCGATATATGCTGAATATGCCTGGCAATGGAGATAAGCCGTGCTATATTGAAGACCCACAAATTATTATTCAAAAGTGGGGTGGAAACTTGCGAACAAATAGCACTAATTTAGAAAGTGAATTGATGGGAATTAATCGTAGATATATTGGGAGAGATTGTTTAGGAAAGGATGAATATACAAAATATATTGTGTCCAGTGATCCTATTCAATATCCTACGTGTAATAATTTATTCACGGAGCAGTCTCGCGCAATTATGCCTGCTTGGACTGCCCGAGATTTAGAACAAGTTGACTGGTATATTCTTCCATTGAATCCTCAAGAGAATACGTGTATGCCGTTTATAAATAATTTAAGCACACGGATTTTAGAAAAGGATTATTTTCCCCGGTGTCCGTAATGTATAAGCTTATTCGTATTGTATTATTTTTATAAAGTATTATAAAAATATTACTAGGCTTGCAGAATTGCAAATTTACAATTTTGTGTGTTTTTTACAATTAATAATATATTCTATGATATATATAATAATGGAGTTAGCACTACCTTTTATTGCATTAAGTGGATTATATGTTATATCAAATCAAAACAATGAAAAGCCAGAGAAAAAAAAGATTATCAAGAAAATGCAACCTGAAAACTTTACAAATATGGGAATAAGAAGTAATTTGGGTGTTAAAACAGATAATTATATTCCAAATACGGATATCCCTCCTCAGAATTATCCGGTAACAAATAACAAACAACTTGCAGATACCATCGGCTTGTATCCTAACCCAAATGCAAGCACTGACAAGTACTTTGACCAAAACTATTATGAGAAGCAAGAAAATGCAGGGGTCAAAGTTGGAAATATCCCACAACAAATATATTCTCTCTCAGGAGATTATTTAGATAGTGCTTCTTTTAAGCACAATAATATGGTTCCTTTTAATGGTGGAAAAATTAAGGGCTACACTTATGACATGAATATTGCCGAGACTGTTTTAGATAATATGGCCGGGACCGGGAGCCAGGTAATCAAAAAGATTGAACAGGCTCCTTTGTTCAAGCCTGAGGCAAATATGAACTGGGCATATGGAGCGCCAAATCAAAGTGATTTTTATCAATCACGTGTAAACCCTGGGTCGAGAAATAACAATGTGAAGCCATTTGAGAGTGAAAATGTTGGCCCAGGTTTGAATCACGGATTTTCTACCAGTGGAAGTGGTGGTTTTAACTCAGGAATGGAGGCTCGCGACAAGTGGCTACCTAAAACTGTAGACGAATTAAGAACAACGACAAACCCCAAGCTTGAATACAACTTGAATAATTTAGAAGGTCCGTCTTATGCAACAGTTAAAAATGTAGGTATCATTGGACGTGTTGAAAAGCACACACCCGATGCCTTTTTTGTAAATAGTCAAGACCGATGGCTTACCACAACAGGTTCCGAAAAGGGCGAAATGTTGCGCTCGGAACAAGAGATGGGTATCATCCGAAGAAACAACGTTGAGATTGATTATACTGGCCCGGCTAGCGCGGTTGAGGTGGGTGTAGGACGCGCACCTACCGCATACGAAACGAGCAAAAGACAAAAATCTGAAACGACTGAACCCTCCATTTGTAGCGCAGTTGGACGTGCCCCAGGAATGGATGGCGACAAGCGTATCGGATCTTTCAAAAATTATAATAATAATAGAAGCACTTCACGACCAGTTGACACTATGCGCTCTGGGTTTAGCTCCGCAATTGGTGCAGTTATTGCGCCATTTATGGACATTTTAAGGCCATCGCGCAAAGAAGAAGTTTGTGCAAATGTTCGTGTGTATGGCGAGGCTGGAACTGCGGTACCATCAGGCTATGTTATCAACCCAAATGATATTACGCCCACTACTATGAAGGAAACGACAATGTATTCACCACAATTCAATATTAATAATCAGTCATCTCAACAATATGTTGATACACATACTGCCCTTGAATCCACACAACGCGATTCTACCAATTATTCCACGTATGGCAATGTTGGAAATAATAGCGAAGCCGCCATGGACTATGCTGCTGCTTATAGACAACACAACAATGATATCAAGTCGCAGACTATTGGTAATCGTCCAAATATGGGTGGTACGCAAATGTTTAATCAGACAATGAATGTATCTTTGCCTAGACAAGATACGAATTGTATGGATAATCGCCCTTTTGCACCGAACTCCATTGTGCCGTTGCCTCCTGCAAAGGAGAATTATGGCCATATTGGAACTCCACAGCAATTAAATACGGCAATCGAGATGCAGCGAAACACTCCTGATATTTTGAACGCGTTCCGCTCCAACCCATATACTCATAGCCTAACAACCTCTGTATAAACAAATGAAGAGAGAACCCCCGTAATATATTTATAACAACACTATGTTACAAATATACGTTGTTATATTGTATTAAATATACATCATCATAGTAGTATACCATGAATTCTGCATTGAATATACATGCCGAGATTAAAAAAAAATTATTATATTTTCATTCAATGCACAAAATACCCAATATTATATTTCATGGCCCATCAGGTAGCGGAAAACGAACCATAGTACACGATTTTATCAATACCATTTATGAAAACGACCACGAGCGTATCAAATCATTTGTAAGATATGTAAATTGTGCCCACGGCAAGGGTATAAAATTTATTCGCGAAGAGCTGAAATTTTTCGCAAAGACGCATATTCAATCAAATGGTGGAGATATTTTTAAAAGCATCGTTTTATTAAATGCGGATAAATTGACTATGGATGCACAATCCGCACTACGTAGATGCATTGAGTTGTTTAATCACACAACGCGTTTTTTTATTATAGTTGAAGATAAATACAAGCTACTTAAGCCAATATTATCGAGATTCTGCGAAATATATGTATACGAGCCAGAATACAACAACCAGTCAATAAATTTATATCAATACAACTTGAACGAGACCTTTAAATTAAAAACATATAAATCGCGACGGATGGATTGGCTTAAAAAGGAACTAATAAAACCCATCCCTACGGATGATGTTGTCATTCAAACGACTCTTCGGTTGTATGAAAAGGGGTATAGTGGTTTAGATATTATTGCTCTTTTGGAAGCCAATTATTTTACGCATATTGAACAAGTAAAACTATATGAATTTCTAATGGTGTTTAATAAAGTTCGGAGAGACATCAAAAACGAAAAAAACTTGATATATTTCATGTTGCATTTTATATTTTTGGACACGGAAGCTTCTTTAGACAATATTTCATTCATGTAACCGCAACTATTGATTTGTGAATTTATTTTAATGAGTTAAAATTTCTTTTAAAATAAATTATTAAACTACATATACCATGGATGATTTTAACGTAAGTGCCTTACATGAATCGAAAAACGAGTGGGGTGCCAGATTATTAACTATATTAACCCCGCTAATCGTGGAAGGGTTTAAGTCCATCTTCGAGGAATCTCTCAACTTGTGTAAAGCAAATAATGAGATGGATAAATATTTAATGACGTTTCAGAATTTCATTAGTCGTATTCCAAAATGGAATCCCGCGATTATTGAAAATGAAAAAAAACGCATATATGATAAAAGTGGTTGCACTTATTTAGACGACTTGATTACATGTGTTCATATTATACAATTAAAACTTTTGACCGCAGTACGCGCAGGCACAAAGCAGAAGAAGGTGGACATACAAATTCCAAAATTTGAAGACTTTATTCATAAAGTTTATATACACGTTGCCAGAAAAATTTACAAGAATGTCTATTTATTTGAGGCAAATATCCCACCACTTCAAACACAAAAAAATCACAGAGAATTGGAAGTAATCATTCAAGAGTGTATCTTGAATGCAGTGAGAGAAAGTATCCCGATTGACATGATTTTGCGCGCGTATTTGGATGAGACTATTGAGGATGATGTTGTTGAAGAAATCAAAGAAACACCCATGCCAGACGATAATTTAGATCAAGGTATTAGCTCAGCTCCCGTGGTTCAATCAGATATGCCGCCGATGTCGTCAAAATTAAGTTTTAATAATGTGGACATGGCGATTGGTATGGATAATAAGGAAGAACAAATAAGTGCTCCAAAGGATATCGCGCGATTAGAAGAGCTAAGCAATATACGCAACGAACAGCGAAAGTTGGAGACGGATGACGATGATGACGATGATAGTTCAGGTGGTAAAATACAAATATTTAACGAAAATGTCAGCTTGGGTCAGTTAGACGTCCACGATATTGAACCACAACGTCTAGAAATTATTCCTGATTTGTTAATCGATGATATTGAAGTTTTAGGTTAAATATGCGTAAAATTGTTATGAAACATTGTCCATGTAAAATATACATGGACAATATATATATTATCTCGGGGATTATAGCATTCGTATTTTTTTTAGGAAAGTTTATTGAGATGCGATTTGTCGAGAGAGAAAGCAAGCCTCTCAAAATGATAGTAAAGGATACCTTATTGGTATATGTTTGCACGATAATTGCTTTTATGATATTAGAACAATTAAAACCTATTATACAAGAGTCGACTGGTGGTGCTCCAATTACTCAAATTGCATTCACAGACAATCCGACATTTTAAGCAGCTATCTTCCAGTCCAAACCTTCACTAATGGTTTGGGTATGCGTTTGTAATTTGCACAATACGTATCAAAAGAATATCCCCATTGTTGATATTTCCAAATGTCTCCCAAGAGAGACGGATTCTTATATAATATTGGCGATTCTGTATAAAATATACTTCCCATTACACGTTCCAAGGAACATCGGTCAGTTCGTGTCAGGACATGTTTTAATAAACTCCAAAGGTTGTACTTTTTTTGGATCCTAGAGAGAAAATTGTGGTTAATATAACTTTGCACTCCAAAACATCCATGCCAAATATCAGATTGCTTAAAAGCGAACATGCTTTCATTTTCAGGCGCTAATTTGAATTGAATCGCATCTGCATTATCAAGATGCATCGACAATCGCGTGCAGTTTCCCATATTTTCATTGTAATCAAAATGCCACAATGGTAGAACATCTATCTTGCTGAATTTTTCAAAATGAATTCGTTTGTGAAAAAACACACTATCGTGCAAAATAACCGCATTGGTAAAGTATTTATTTTTGTAGAAATAGTAGTATGGTAATAATTCTCCTCTGCCTGGATACTCTGATTGGACAATTTGGACATTTTTGTACTCAAAATCAGCCTTTACAAAATGTCGATTGCTATTGTCGTCAATAATGACGATTTTTCTAAATGGATAAAATCGTCTTATGCTTCTTACAGCATGGTTCCAATATTTGTTGGTTTTTTCGGAATTTACATGTCGAGTAATAATAAATCCATATGACGTCATTGAACAAGATATATTATATTTATACGAGATAAATATTTTTTGCACGGAATAATAAAGTATAATAAAATTTTTATAAAAATTTTTATTACACGTTGCTCAATAGGGTGTGGGTATTATTACACATATGATGGATATTCGTCAATATTAATCACCTTTTCATTTCCAGGGATTTGTTTCTTAGGAAATATAAACGCATTAAACTCCTTGCGCTCTAATTGAGCTTGAGGTGTATGTTTGTGCACACATCGCGCGATCATTTTGTATAACTTGAAATCAGGATACCTATCTGCTCCGTTATTTTTGTACAAGACATTCAATCCATTGTCATCCAAGCACCACTCAACTATTATTCTGGTTATGGTATCGCATTTACTTAAATCTTTGATGCTATCCATATCATCGACCAAATTATCAAACATGGAACAGGCTAATCTGCATAAATCGAAACTATAATTCGGCTCCAATCGCGGTTTTTTATCGTTGAAATAGGGCTCAATGTTGTATTGTGTTGCAGCATCGCCACCAAAACTAAAGCTATCGCTACATAAAACCTTTCCATCGTATTTATAAATTCCGCGTCCAAAATCGATTATTTTGAATATTTTTCCAAATGTCGGCACACGATAATACTTGTTCTTAAAACAATAATATATATATTTCTTATCAGTCGGCACATACATGATATTATTCGTATGTAAATCATTGTGTGTAAATGCAAATACCTTTTGATATGTAATTAATGTCATGATAATTTGCATCAACGCGGACATCCAATGAATTTCATCCATATCGGTTTTCAACATGAGATTATCCAGCGTATCATGGCATTGTTCCATGCAAATAACTTGCACTGGATATTTCGGAAATGTTACATTTACACATTCATCATCGCTGATATCATCACTACCTTCGCTATTTTCGTCGGTCCATTCTTCTGTAGAGTTATCATCACCACAACTATCAGAGTCTCTCGTATGACTTGTTCTAGAAGAGCATGAGCTTTCTGATTCCATAGTCTCGGAATTATGAGAACTCGGCGAATTAAGTGCAAATGTTTCCATACTCAATTCTTTCAGATTATCGGTAGTTAATGCGAATACATTATCATCCGGTTGAGAAGTATCAAATACTTCATTAAATAGTATATCTTCTATCGGATCAATTGAAAAAATACAATCCTTCCCAGTTGCGTCAATTTTAATAGCAGGGAGGTTCTTCTTACTTGTATCATCATCAAAGAGAGAACTATAATCTTCAATCTGAAATAGATCGTTTTTATTCTTGTTGAAAAAATCCGACTTGATCAAATAATCCAAATCATCAAAGACATTGAGTTTAAAATTGTTTTTAATGGACAAGAATGAACCATAAAACTCTATACCATGTATGAATCCATGCTTAAACAACAATTGACTTGTTAGATGAGAAAAAAAGCTGTCGACGTATGCTGAATTATTCACATCTAGTAGTTTTGAATTAACAGCAGAAGATGTTGAATTTATGGAAGGCAAATTCATTAGTGAACTATCTGTAACGTCATATTTACCTATCAAATACCTTATTGGGTCTAATAAAGGAGCCATCTTACAAAACACATTTCTGGGTTTTATTTTTAGCTGGTCGTCGGATGAATTCTTCAGAGAACACTTGTATAGATTTTGATTTCCCTCAATATTGTTAATAACATTGGTAACATACAAAGTATGATTTAAATTGATACTATTAAAATTTGATTCATTTAACGTCATTAGTTTAGTATAAATTGGAATATAGTTTTGGGTCTGAACTAAATCGAATTTTTCTAAAGATTTGAATAATTCAGTGTTTTTACGCTTCTTGTAGTTGACTATATCGTTCATATACTTCGCATTTAGAAAATGTGGAAGGGATTCAACGCAAATATAATGTAATATCTTGTGGCTTAAGTGATTGCGTAGAATCCCGCCCACTTTTTCTAAAATGAATTATATATATACAAGATATGACATTAGAATTAAAAAGGTTTGACATGAAAAGTATAAGTTTTAAACCAAATGAAAGCAAGGGGCCTGTTGTGGTCCTTATCGGGCGTCGTGATACAGGTAAGAGTTTCTTAGTTCGTGACTTGCTATATTATCACCAAGACATACCCATCGGCACAGTGATTTCAGGGACAGAAGAAGGCAACGGGTTTTATAGTAAAATGGTGCCAAAACTCTTTATTCATAATGAATACAACACTGCGATCATTGAGAATATCCTAAAGCGTCAGCGGTCTGTTCTGAAACAAATCAAAAAGGAGGTTGAAACATTTAAGCGTAGCACAATAGACCCACGAACATTTGTCATATTGGATGATTGTTTATATGACAATACGTGGTCTCGAGACAAGATGATGCGCTTGTTGTTTATGAATGGTCGTCATTGGAAAGTCATGTTAATAATTACCATGCAATATCCGTTGGGTATTCCGCCCGCTCTTCGCACAAATATTGATTATGTGTTTATTTTGCGCGAGCCGTATATTGCAAACCGCAAACGTATTTTCGAAAACTATGCGGGTATGTTTCCCACATTTGAATCGTTTTGTCAGGTAATGGACCAATGCACTGAAAATTACGAGTGTTTAGTAATTAACAACAATGCAAAATCAAATAAATTACAAGAACAGGTTTTTTGGTACAAGGCAGATTCGCATAATGATTTTAAATTGGGATCCAAAGAGTTTTGGGAACTTTCAAAGGATATGCATTCGGATGATGAGGAGGAAAAGTATGACCCGGGCAATAGTAAGAAAAAAGGCGCAGGTCCGAAAATTAGTGTGAAAAAAACAAAATGGTAATGGCGTTTTTGACCAAACACATTTATTTTCTATAATTATAGAAAATAAATAAGTATATTGTTGAATGTCTTAAATCTATCTTCTGCGGTTCTTTCTAGTTCTATTTTTTCTGCGTAGTTTGGTTTGACGGGTTTTGTATTTTCTTCCACCTGATTTCTTAGCCTTCTTAGGGTTGGGTGCAATCCATCCATCCGAAAGACCCCATGCGGTTGCTGGGTCTACCCTCTTATTGAATACACTTTGTAGTGCCCTTTGTTCAAACTGGGGCACTATGCGGTCTTGTGCGGTTTGAAAAAATCTATAATAATAGTTATGCGTTGGATTAGTATCGGACTTGATAGTTATATTCTGCCCTGACATAAAAGTACTGGTGCCAGGAGCTACTATGGTAAACTCCGTAAAAATATCCCCACCGCCCCAACGTTGTTTAAACCTAACTAAACTTTGGTCCATAAGCTGATGTTGCACACCACCAGGATTGGTTTTCACATATTGTTCCATTCTGTATACTTTTCCTATTTCTAGTTGGTCTGGTCTTAATTCACCTTCTTGTATTTGTCCAAAGGCATCCATTATATATATAAAAATATTATATATATATTATTTCATTTATTTGTTATTAAATTATCAGCACATTAATCCTTCTTCTTGGACGCAAACGGGCCACTGACTAGCTGACTTTGTCCATTGTCAGACTTGCCAACAATAATATTTTCGCCCTCAAACAACTCACTACGAATATCCGCAACTGAAATCTCGCTACCCTTACCAGCAAGCGACTTTTCTTGAGTATTCGCCAATCCAACGCCAATGAGGTTTCCTGCATCGTCAATCGTTTGGGTCAAAGTGTTGCCACTCTTTTCAGCGTTTTTAATGTTGTCCTCGATGGCCTTCTTTTTCGTCTCCTTGACACGTTGCTCAAAAGCATTCTTGGCGTTTTCTTCGCTTTTACTCTTTTCGCTCATCAACTTGTTCAACTCTTCCTCCATGTATTCCACGCGACCCGTCTTGTAGGCCTCAGGCTCCCAAGGCATCCACAATCCTACGGGACCAACATATACATCGTGATGAGGATCGATCTCGCGCAACATCTTGCATCTTAGTTCGGCTTCCTCAATAGAAGGATATGAACCGCGGATTTTAATACCTCTTGTATGAGTCTGGAAATTGTGCGCAATGCTGAAAGACTTCTCCAAGTCCTCCTCGTTCTTATCCACAAACGTCTTGTAATCGTCCGCAAGTGTGGTAGCAGTAATAGTATCCTTCTCCTCTGTGATAAAATCTTGAAAATCCTTCATAACATCGTCAAATGTCAACTTATACTTAAATGACGCAAAATTCAAAAACTGCACAAACTTCTCCATAGACTTGTTCAAATCCCACTTCTTTAGGAACTCTTCAAAAAAGAAAATTTCCTTTTGCTTTAGGATTTTTTCAGGCGACACAAATGAAACGCATACAAATTTTTGCCCTGCCAACGGCTTATCCTCCTCTAGCAAATCAATATATTTAGGATTTGGCTTGCCATTAGATTGCATTTTTCTTTCGAATTTAGATTGACTCATTATAATGTATGTAAGATTCATAATTTTAAGTGATTTAATTATTATATATATTTATTTGTTTTTTTCTCTCTATTTAGTATAATGAATCGCGTTTTCGACATTAACGAGTTGGTAAAGAGGATTATAAAATATCTTGTAGAGGGTTTAATGGTCGCCTTGGCGGCTTATGCCATCCCCAAGAGGTCATTGAATTTAGAGGAGATTGGTATGATTGCGTTAACCGCAGCTGCCACTTTTAGCATCCTAGATACGTATGTTCCTGTTATTGGTGTGACTGCTCGCTCTGGTGCCGGGTTTGGTATTGGTGCCAACTTGGTCGGTTTCCCTGGAGGTCTATAAATGCGTATGACCACCATAAAATATATTTCAGTAAATAAATATAATAATTTATATTATATTTATAAGAACAACAAATGAAAACACGAAAGTATAAACAACGTGGTGGTTCAAAAAACCCATATACACTAAGAGAGAAAACACGTCTGAGACGCGTTGGATTCACAGACGACCAAATTAGATATTTAAATAATATAAAAAAGGAGTATGGACCTGACAGCCTAGATGCTGATGGGATAGTATATATAATCCAAGAAAATAATAATGGCATGACCCCAGATTTATATACAGCATCATATAATAAGGATGAATATCCAACTTACGGAGATACAGATGACGAGGAAGATACCGATGACGAGGACGATGGAGAAACACAACAGGGTGGAAAGAAACGAATTGCGCGTAAACGTGCATCTATAAGACGACGCAAATCATTTAGACGAACAAAAACCGCGCGTAAAAAAACACGTAAGTCTCGCCGTCGTCGTTGAAGTTATAATAATGCTATTAACAGAATAATCTTTTTCCCGATGCTCCCTCGTTAAAATATTTCTTATAATTTTTGATGACTTCTTCCACGCTTTTATCTCCCGCTTTTCTGGATAGGGCAACATAAGCACCAAAACTCGGACCGCTGTCTAAAATCGCTACAACATTGCCATCTGTTTCGGCCTTTACCTGTTCTTCTCTAAGATTTTTTTTAATTATTTTAGTACTATTATCCTTATAAATAAAAACACCATGCTTCGAATTCGCCAAATCTAACCAAAATTTATACAACTTTTTATTCTTGTTTCGAATTGCGTCGTCGTCTTGTATAGGTCCCATCACATTGACCACCTTGGTATTCTTTTTACTTTTCGCCTTGCTTGCGACCTTTAACCATCGCTTGGTGCCAGTTTTAGTTTGAACTATTTGCCACATATTTCCATCATTTCCGCGCTTCTTAACTCCAACACCAAATTTGGTTGCACTCGCGGAAGGCGATTTTCTTGTTTTATTTGCGGGAGCCATTACTATAACGATAGAATAAATTAATTTTATATAATTAATTTATACATATATCTAATTATTCAAAGGTCTAAATGGTTGGAATGAACTCCCAATCAAGTTCTAGACAAATCTTTTTCCAAATATTGTCTTGGTCTATTCTTTTCTCTCTATCTTTGAGCATGGGGAAGTGCTCAAGGTAATGTGACTCGCCCAACAACTCACAAAGTTTGTATGCCGTGTAGTAGTAATTTAAAAAGTTGACGCGGTCATCTGGGCAAAATTTGGAGTAAGGTGCCTGCAATTCCATGAACAAATTAAAAAGGGTTTCTTCGAATTCGGCAGACATTACTGGTGGTTTTATGCCAAGTTTGTCTTTGATAAATGGTATATGCTCATAATATTTATTGTAACCTAATTTCTTCAAGATTTCCTTTGTTTTCACATTTGTAATCTGGTCAATCGTAGTCCGCTCCTTTTTCACTTGAAGTTTAATATTTTCAATGACCTCTGGCGGGATTTGAGTAGTCTCCTTTCCTTGAAACTGCGCAATGATTTCCTTGAAGTGATTAATTCTCTTGTATGCATAAAAGCAAACCTCCTTGGGTGGTTCCTTGTAAGAAGGTTTCTCATTTTCAATCAAGTAAGGAATATGTCTGGAGCACTTATTGCATATCAACACTCCGTCATCTTCTAACGGAATCAGCTCACCAATATGACAATATTGACATATATCACAAGCCTGCACATATTGATTAATGTCAATAAACGTATCATCTATATTACTCAAATATTTTTGCACTATGCTATGAGTGTTCACATTGTTCGCAGATGATGCAGGTTGAGTTTCATTATTAATTTTGAAAAAGTTATTTACCAATTTACTTTTAGAGGTTGGTACTATATCATCGCCTTTAGAAATATTCTTCTTATTTTCAAAATAATCAAAAATATGTTTCGAGTTTTCCAATAAATACTCTTTTTTTTTCAAATGGCAATTTTTAATAGTTTTGTTGATTTCCTTTAGGCGATCTTTTATATCCAATCGCTCTTCGAGGGATAAAGTAATATTTGGATCGCTCGACTTTTTTTGTAAATTATCATACTCTAGCTTCAATTCAGGAATTCTATCAACGTCGTCTTTAATAAATTCATTCAAATATTCTCTGTGTTTTCCATCCAAAGTAACAGCACTTCTTTTGTTTATCTTGATTTTTTTTGTAGTTTTAGGCTTAAATCCATTTGACATAGTTCTTTATAAAACATCATAATACTTTTTAATTTGTAATTTCAATATAACATTTATTTCTACAATAAAGGGGTGGATTAGACAATTGGTTTAATTATTATTTAACTTTTCTGTTTTTTTATAAAATGGATTTACATATAAATATAGAGGACAACAAGGATCACAAAATAGATATGGTTACTTTTCAAAAAATGTCCTTTATTTATAACGCCTTACAAGAAGGGTGGTCGGTCACTAAGAAACAAGAGGCTTATGTATTTTCAAAGAATCACGAGGGCAAAAAGGAAATATTTTTGGATTCTTATTTACAGAAATTTATGAAATCTAATATGGACATAAATAAGATACTTTCTTCATAATTTGCAATTATATAACATTTTTATTTAATTTAATTAAATTGTATTAAATTAAAATCCAAAAAATTTTTTTCTTTAGCCATATTATAAAATGGGAGGCGGACTCATGCAACTAGTCGCTTACGGCGCACAAGACGTATACCTCACTGGTAATCCTCAGATCACTTTCTGGAAGGTCACTTACAGACGTTACACCAACTTTGCTATTGAATCTATTGAGCAAACCTTCAACGGACAGGCCGATTTCGGTCGTCGTGTCCAGTGCACGATCAGCCGTAATGGTGATCTTGCCTACCGCACTTATCTTCAGGTTACTCTTCCCGAGATCAACCAGTTGATGGGTGTTGGCAGTTACTCCACTACCCCCAACAACTCTGGTGTTTATGCCCGTTGGTTAGATTTCCCCGGAGAGCAGCTCATCGCTCAGGTTGAGGTTGAGATTGGCGGCCAACGTATTGACCGCCAATATGGTGACTGGATGCACATCTGGAACCAGCTCACCATGACTGCTGAGCAACAACGTGGATACTTCAAGATGATTGGTAACACCACCCAACTTACCTTCATCACCGATCCCTCTTTCGCTGATGTTGATGGTCCTTGCGACTCCCAGGCTCCCCGCCAGGTGTGTGCCCCCCGCAACGCCCTTCCTGAGACCACCCTCTATGTTCCTCTTCAGTTCTGGTTTTGCACCAACCCTGGTCTTGCCCTCCCCTTGATCGCCCTTCAGTACCACGAGGTCAAGATTAACCTTGATATTCGTCCTATTGATGAGTGCTTGTGGGCTGTCACTACCTTGAGCTGCAACTCCAACACCACCAATGCTGCTGTCACTAATTCTACCCAGTATTCCTCTGGCAAGGCCGTCCCTGCCTCCATTGCCTACAACCAGTCTTTGGTTGCTGCCTCCCTCTACGTCGACTATGTCTTCTTGGATACTGATGAGCGCCGCAGAATGGCCCAGAACCCCCACGAGTACCTCATTACCCAGCTCCAATTCACTGGTGATGAGTCTGTCGGTTCTTCCTCCAACAAGATCAAGCTCAACTTCAACCACCCCGTCAAGGAGTTGATTTGGGTTGTCCAGCCCGATCAGAACGTCGATTACTGCTCTTCCCTTGTGTGCGACGCTCTCCTCTTCAAGGTTTTGGGTGCCCAGCCCTTCAACTACACTGATGCCATTGACGCGCTCCCCAACGCCGTTCATGCTTTCGGTGGTCCTGATGCTATTGCTCAGGCTGACCCTAACTCCCTCATCGGCCAACACGCATTCATTGATAGCGAGGGACTCTTTGAGTCTGCTGGTGCCATGGATGCTGCTGGTATTGGATTGACTGGATACTGGCACGGACCCGGTAACCCCTACAACGAGGGCAACTTCGGTGGACCCGGTCTTACCACCAACACCACCACTGGTGTTACTACCCTCGTTCCCGGTAGCACCAATGCCACCAACCACATGAACTCCTCTGTCTCTGATGCCGGCACCTTTGTGCTCACCGAGACCTCTTTGGACATGCACTGCTGGGGCCAGAACCCCGTTGTCACTGCCAAGTTGCAGCTCAACGGACAGGACCGCTTCTCTGAGCGTGAAGGAACCTACTTCTCTTGGGTTCAACCTTACCAGAGCCACACCCGCAACCCTGATGAAGGTATTAACGTGTACTCCTTTGCTCTCCGCCCGGAAGAGCATCAACCCACGGGAACTTGCAACTTCTCCCGTATTGACAATGCCACCCTTCAGCTTGTGCTCTCCAACGCAACTGTTGAGGGCACCAAGACTGCCAAGGTGCGTGTTTATGCCACCAACTATAACGTGTTGAGAATTATGTCCGGTATGGGTGGGTTGGCGTACTCAAATTGAGCGGGTTTATTACGATATATCGTGTGGTTTTTATGTATATCCTATAAAAAAATATATAATAATTAAAATAATCGCTTTTTAATTATTAAAGCAAAAAACAATATAAAGATATATTAGTAAATAATATATAGAATGAGCATAGATATTGTAAATCTCATTGAAAGCAATCCAATTACCAAATTAAATGGTAATTACCAGTCAAAATTAGTGGAGAAGGTGCAAAAGACCTTTAATAATTATGAACAACAAATGTTTTTAGCCAGTTTTTATTGTTATTTGAAGCACGATAACCAAAATGATTTTGTAATTGACCTTGATAACGTCTGGAACTGGTTAGGATTTAACCAAAAATATAATGCAAAATGTGCACTAGAAAAAAATTTTACTATTAATAAAGATTATAAAATCATTGCTCCTGAACCTTCAGGAGCAAAGAATAAAACCAAAGGTGGTCATAACAAAGAAATAATTATGTTAAATGTTGAAACGTTTAAAAAATATTGTTTAAAGGCTGGAACAAAAAAAGCCGATGAAATTCACGATTATTATATTAAATTAGAAAATGTTTTGCAAGAATTTTTAATAGAAGAAAGCAATGAACTAAAACTTCAATTAGAAGACGCAAAAAATGAAATAATTCAAATTGAAGAAGCACATAAAACCGAATTAGATACAAAAGTTCAAAAGGAACGAGAGCAAATTTTACTTAGAGAATTTAAAACCATTGGGAGTATGGTATATATTATAAAAGTTAAAACACATCCTGATGGAAGTTATATTGTAAAAATTGGCGAAAGTAGAATCGGTATTCAAGAAAGATATAATGAGTGCAAGTTAAAACATGGAGATGTATTATTATTAGATTGTTTCGCAGTTAAGCGAAGCCATGATTTTGAAACTTTTATACACAAACACGAATATGTAAGAATCAATCAAGTAAATGACTTGCCTGGACATGACGATGAAAAGGAGCTTTTTTTAATTGGTAAACGTTTATCATATAAAACATTGTTAAATCTTATTAACAATAACCTAAAATATTTTAATAATAATGATACAAATAAATTAGAGCTTGAAATTGAGCAATTAAAACTTATGCTTGAAATGAAAACTACAAATAATGACAACCTATTAATTCAAGAACTAGTTCAAAGTGTAAAACAATTATCATGTCAAATAAATAATCTAGAAAAAACAAATCAAGAAATGATGGAGAAATTAAACTCAACTCAAATAAAAACAGCAACAGGCTTTAATGAACCATTAGCAACATTGGGACCACGCCTTCAAAAAATTAATCCCGAAACAATGACTATTATTAAAGTATATGAATCGGTCGCAGAATGCTTGAAAGAATATAATTTCAAAGTAAAACGACCAAGCATTGATAAGGCGGTTAAAGAAAACACAATTTACATGGAATATAGATGGGCTTTCGTAGATAGAAGTTTGGACCCAAATATAATCCATAATATTCTTCCAACCAAACAAACAAAGGTTCAAAATCTAGGTTATATTGCAAAGATGAACCAACATAAAACAGAAATATTGAATGTGTATATAGACAGAAAAACGGCGGCAATCGAAAATGGGTATGCATCACCATCAGCGTTAGACAATCCTGTAAAAAATGTATCCCTAACAAACGGCCATTACTATGTATTATATGAAAAATGCGCGGATGAAGTAAAAGACATTTTTGAGCAAAAATATGGCGCGCCCTTATTATATAAAGACGGCGTGGGACAATATACAGACGACAACCAGCTACTAAAAGTATTCGTTTGCAAATATGACTGCATCAAACAACTAAAAATCAGCGACAAAACATTGGCCAAGGCTCTGGATAAAAATGTAATGTATAACAATCACTATTTTAGAACAATTGGTAGCAAATTAAAGTGCTGCGTTTGATGGCTTATTATTTACAATAATAAATTTGTAAAATATTTTTATAAGTTTATAATTATTCATTTAGAAACCGATTTAGTAAATCATGTCAAAAAATAATATGATAATAATATATGTATAAGTCTAATATTATTGAAGAAACTGATATAATTAGTGATAATAATCCAATCAAAAAAAATAAAACAACAACACTTAAATGTAAAAATATAAAAACAGAGGAAGAATGTTTATCTAGATCTGATTGTTTATTTAATAAAACGCGTAAATGTCAAAAGAAACCTTTACATAAGAAAAAATCAAACACGCATTTGCAACAACCAGAAATAGAAGAAGAGAGAATAATAGAATTAGAAAGCGTTAAACCTTTATCAAAATCAATAACAAAATTATCGAATAAATCTAAGTCGTTTGATATACCCGAATTGTTTGATAAATCTAAGTCGTTTGATATACCCGAATTGTTTGACGAACCTAAGTTATTTGATACAATTAATACGTTTGATATACCGGAGTCATTTAATATGCCTGAGACACTTGTCATACCTGAGTCGTTTAATATTCCGGATTCATTTGACGTTGCTAAGTCGCTTGATAAACCAAAATTATACGATACATCTGCGTGCGTTGAATTAGATAAATTACGAAGTGAATTAGATATAATTAGAAAAAAATATGATAATAAAATAAGCGAATGCGAAAACTCAATGTTTGGTGAATTTATTACAAAATATTTTAATAAATCTGCAGATAACCTAACACACAAGGATTTGTTAGTTGGTTTACAACAATATTATATTTATGAAAAATCCAGAGATATAAATTTTATTTTAAGTATGCAAGAATTTATACATAAATTTTCACAAAAAAATCCAGTAAAGGGTACTAATTATAAACGACAACACGTTTTTGAAGCGATTTGTAGATTATTAGCTTTTTTTGATTACGATAAAGATTACTTAGGTACAAATAAGCATTTTTATAAATCATTAGAAAGTTTTATTGATGGTAAAAAAGATACTATCAATGATAAAATTTTGTCAACAAAGGTAAATGAAGGGTCTGCTTCTGGTATAGTAGACATTTTTTTTAAAAGTAAAAAAAACAAAAAAGATGATAAATTATGGGCATGTGAGACCAGTTCTAAATACAAAACAGAAGAAGATACAGAAGAAAAAGATGAATATATAATGATACAAAATAAATATTATGACAAGGAAAAATCAAACATATCTAACTATGATGTTACGCGTATTTATACTTTAGCTAATAAAACGAACCAAGCAAGTGCAAGGTTTGAAAGTGAGCCTAAAATAATATTAATGGTTAATAATGGTGATGCTGTTTCTAGTAATTTACTCAAAGCAAAACAGCAATATCCTGGCTTATTAGATAGTAAAAATGGTATTATTGGTATATCTATTTTAGATATTTGGTTTCAGCAAATGTTATATCATCTTTATGATAGCAAAACTATAGAAAAATTTATAGAGAAAAATGGATTAGTCAATAAATCCCAAGAACTTCAATTGCGTTTTCATCAAAAATTTATTATTACATGCACTACAAAATGCATCGAAAATAATATTAGCAAATTTATTTGGGGGGCTGTACCAAGAAGTGGAAAATCTTATATGATTGGTGGTCTAATTTCTGAAAGATTTAAAAATGGAAATACTAATAATATAGTTATTATATTGGGTGCATTAACTGAGACATTAAAACAATTCAAGGATATGTTTAAAGATTTTTCTAACTTTTCTAGTTATAAAATAATTAGTCCTGATTCAAATGAAAAAGAAGGTAATCTCAATATATATTTATTGAGTCAAGAATGGTTAAAAGATAAAGTAGACGATGACAAAGCAAGTAAAGATTTAAATTCTTCAAACGCCGTATTTAAGGATGGAATAAAAAGTATGAAAAATAAATATCCTAAAATATTTGAAAATGGTAAAATAGATTTATATTTTGACGAGGTTCATAAAGGTGGGTCCACAGATATATCAAAGGGAATTATTCATTCTTTTGATAATTCTAATGTAAAAATTGATATATTTGTTATGGTTACTGCGACATTTGCGAATCCATCATTAAGATATGATAGTGTCAACTTTATTGGGACCGGAAATAATATGACTGAAATCATAGAATGGAGTTATAACGATCAACAAAATATGAAATCGTTGCACGATGAAACAAAAAAAATGATGATGATTAATACACGAAGCGGAATTCAACAAGAAGTATTAAATGAAATATTCATATTTTATCAAGAGTATTATGGTTCTGATTATTTAAATGCATTGTCAAAAGAATATCAAAAACACCCAGAATTGGTATTAATTTCTCCGCAAAGTATTCATATACAAAACTCATCCGATATAATAGTCCCATCTACAGAAGATATTCGAAACGTATTTAAATTAAAATGTAGTGCTTGCGAACCATCAAACTCTATAGACTTCTATAAAAATCCAGCCAATATTTTTAATCAATTACGACCAGTTGATGATTTATTAAATTTTATTGTTTATCATATTTATAACTATTTTAAACTAACTCTAAAATATCCGATAGATGATACTCACACAGAATTGTGGTTTCTACCAGATAAACATTTGTATGAAGCCGATACTGACTGCAGTCAGATTTGTACTAAACCTGTTGAAAGAGAGAAAAATATGGATGAAGATGATCCGGATAAAAAATTAGGTATACCAAATATCGAACCCTTAACAAGAGGGTTATCAATAAAAATATGTAATCATCCAGGATTTGATAAATATAATATTTTAATTGTACATAATACAAAATTAACTTATTTAGGTTCTCATGTTAATTATAAAAATATATTTGGAGAATTTAAAAATGAAAGTAATCAAGAAAGAATCAAGGTTTTTGCTTTTGAAAAGAAAAAAGACGTAAGCTTAGCAGAACAAATAAAGCAATTTGAGAAGGAAAGTTATCTAAATGGTAAAAGCTTAATTATTTTAACCGGTGCTAAACTAAGATTAGGTATTAGTTTACCTTGTGCAGATATTGCTTTTAATTTTGATGATATTAAGTCAATTGATAATAATTATCAGACAATGTTTCGGGTGCTAACGGAAAGAACTAAACCAGAATTAAAACGTTATGGTTATTATTTAGATTTTAATAAGGAAAGAACCATTCAGTTTATTTATGAATATAATAAGGTATATGGCGAAGCAAAATTACTTAAAACAAAAGAAGCAGTAGAAGCGTTGCAATCATTATTATTTATGTTTAATTATAATGGGTTAAATTTGATAACAAGCGACACGAAACAAGAATTAAGTTTGTATAATAATTTAATATCCGACTTAGAATTAAATAAAGACGGATATATTAACTATTATTCTAAAAAAAATAATATTGTTAGTTTGATTAAGAAATCTTTGACTTATTTAAAAAATCTAACATTGTTACAAGAATTAAAGAGACTTATAGAAGGTTCTAAAATAAAACAACAACCAAATGGACTCCAAATTTTAAAAAAAGGTGATAAAAAGCATGTATTACCAACAAATATGCTCCCCGGTGGGGAAACACAACTTACACCTGCAGAAGCAAAAGCTAAAGAAGAGGCAGACGCAAAAGCTAAAGCCGATGCAGAACTCGCCGAAACAGAAGAGGAAAATTATGGTGAATTAATCAATACTATTGCAGAAGAATTGCCCAGCATAATTGCTTTATTAGCCATATTTTCAAATGATATTGGATACGAGTGTAAAACGATTGAAGAATGTTTACAAACAAATTTAGATAATATATATTATCTAAAAGAACAATGTAATTGTGAAAATATTAATGACGCCAGTATTCTTGATTGTTTTTTAAATTCTCCAGGTCTTATTAATAGAGAATATAAATATGACAGAATTAAATTAGAGAAAATAATACAAATATTATTAGAAATAATAACCTCTTCTGATTCAGAAATAATGCGTATTAATTTAAATAATATATTTGATAATATTAAGGAACTAATGACAAAAACTGATGGAATAATACATGATATGACGGATAAAGATATTGAAGAAAAAATAGAACAATATTTATCAGTTAGAGAAGAAGAAAAAAATAAGCATGGTGAAGTATTTACACCAATACAATTAATTCAAGAAATGTTAGGTTCATTACCAAAGTCAGTATGGTCTAACCCAGAACTAAAATGGTTGGATCCTGCTAATGGAATAGGAAACTTTCCAATGGTTGTTTATCAAAAACTAATGGAAGGGTTAAAAAAATGGGAACCGAACGACAATAAACGTAGAAACCACATTATTCAAAATATGTTATATATGATTGAGATAAATCCAAAAAATGTAAAAATATCAAAGAAGATTTTTGGTTCAAATGCAAATATATGCTGTGCTAATTTTGAAACACATCCTGATAAATGTTTTCAAAAATTTGGTATAGATAAATTTGATATTATAATTGGTAATCCGCCTTTTCAAGATGAAATTAAAGAAAAAGATACTTCAGCGCCTCGTAAAGGAGGAAAAAATAAACTATACGAACGTATAACCATTCAATGCTTATCTTTATTAAATGCAAACGGATATTTATTATTTGTTACCCCAGACAATATCATGACCGGAAATACAAATAAGGCTTATGAAGAAATTATAAAATACAATACTTTATACATAAATTTTAATAATATTCAAAAGAGATATTTTCCAACTATTGGACAATCAATGTGTTATTTTTTAGTTCAAGTCGGAGAGAAAAAACACAATATAGAAACAACTATTACAAATAATAAGAATCAAGATATTCGCGTTATAATAAAAGATAGAAATATTAATCCAGTAAGAGGTTGGGATTCGGATACTGAGAAAATATTTTCAAATTACATAACAACTGAGAAAAATGATTCAGTATATTATAGAGGAACGACTGAAAGTGATTATAAAGGCGGAGAATACACCGTTATATATCTTCCAAACAGAGACAATATTTATTTAAAAACTAATAATAACAAATTGGCGCCTGGCTTAGGTATTAAAAAAATTGTGTTATTTGAAACAGTTCCAGCTTCTAATGGAATTGTTGATTATAAAGGAGAATATGGAGTTGGACCTCATACACTTTATATTCCGTTCCAATCAAACGCTGAAGGAAAAATACTTGAAAGATTTTTTAAAAGTCAAATTTATAGAAAACTAGTTGACAGCTCGCAAACATCGCATAGATATTTAAAAGTTACATTGATATCCCATCTAAATTTAAATAAAATATTACATAAAAAAACACAAAAAACTATAAAAAATAAAACAACCGACGATATTTCTAATAGCAAATCTAGTAGTGATTCTAAAACAAAAAAACATCATTCTTATGATACAATTAAAAAGCCTAGAAAAACAAAACATAATAAAAGAGGGGGTAAAAATAAAACCCTTAAAAGAAATATTAAAATTTGGTAAAACATAACTCGGTTCATTTATAATGCATGCATCGGTATTTATTTAGAAACCAACTTAAATATTTTTATTGTACAAGTATAATAAAAATGTCACATGGTTACGGAAAGGAAAGTCATGCAATCAACGAAGGTATTAAGGGAGGCGACGCGGGTAAACTAAAAAGTAATCAAGATGTGCGCAAGTATGCTCATGGCATATACAAGGAATCGGGATTAACTAATGCGCAAATCAAGAGCAGAATGGCGCATAAAGACGCAGGTCATATCATTGCGAAAAACTGCGGTGGAAGGGATTCTGCTTCAAATTACATGTGGGAAGATCGGCACAATAACCGCGCGCATGGGGACGACCCTGTTACAAAAGCAGAAATGAAAAAGGCGGGACGTTGGTAAGTAGTTTTCACGATACACAAGATAATTTTACTTGTATAATATATATGAACCAAGTTATTCAATTTTTTGAAACGTATCCTATAACAAAACATATGATATTTAAGGGATTTGAAGCCGCGTTTATAGTATTTGTTGCAACTATTCTATATGTATTTAATGTTTATCTAAGATATGACATTATGAAGTATCACCCCCTTTTAAAAAAATATTATGTACCAATCGCGTTATTTACACACATGTTTTTAGTATTTATAGCGGTTGTTATAATAATTTATATATTCCAGTACGTATATGGGGTTCATTTATAAACCTTTGGACATTTAAAATTGGACAAAAATAAAAAATATATACAACTATTTTTTATTTTATTTATTACTTTTTATTTTGCTTTTTATTTATTTATTTTCAACTCAACTATTTCATTAGGCCGACCCACAAAACAGCCGATTCATATTCAAGACCTCTGGCTTTTCCGCCTCTGCCGTAAACAACTTGGTAATATGCGAATCGTCTCGAAACCGAATCGTATATTCTTGTTGCACACCATTACGCCCAACTCGTCCCAACGCTTGAATGATTTTTTCCTGTGTCAAGTTCATGTCCTTGCTGATATATCCGTGACAGAACTGATAATTGGTTCCATACACATAATCGCTCGACGCAATGATTAGATACAATCTTTGTTCATCAGCCAGGTTCTTCATAATCTCCGTATAAGCAATACTTGTGTGATTGGTAAACACACCGATACCCATCATAAGCAGAATTTTCCAGCTGTCCGACACATCGTTCAACATCATAATCTTAACGATGACGTCCTCTGAAATCGAGCTTGCAAACGCATTAGTCACGTTCATAGCCTCCGCCCACTTCTTCAAATGTGCTGGCTTATTCGGGATAAACGTATCGTTCAGTTGCGCAATCTTAATCATTCCTTGATACATCTCCAAGTCCTTTTTAATCTTGGCATTTTGCGAACCTTCCATCGCGCGCTCTATCTTTTTGGTCTTCTCTCCACTTCCCTTCTTGCCACCCGCCGAGTCGGCGCTTTGTGCTTCTTTAGGCAACGCATCCTCAAGGTCCTTCTGAAGCTTGTCAATCTTGTCGTTTACGCGATTGTTAAACTCGATGGACTCTAAGATATCAGTCATGACCAAGGCAGGAATGTTTGCCTGTTGAATACAAAACTTGGCAATCTTATCAATGTCAGTCGCCAAATAGATTGTGGGACCCTCTGTCAACGTGTATGCGTCCTTGGTGGATATGAAAGTTGCAAATTGGGATGCTGGCTCAGTGGGCGCCGATTTGGCACCACTAATAGATGCTCCCTTACTATCTATCGAAGTGTTTTCAGGAATTCGCTTTGTCCGCGAGGAATACAAGCTTGCACAAACGCTCCCCCACTTTTCGCGGATTATATTCTTGAGCACTCGCAAATAATAGACCTTTATGTTTGTCATATTAACATCGTCCAATGATGTGAAGGCGCGA